CTAGCAACACTATCATTAACATAGTTTACTGTTGCTTTATCTTTAGTTAATTCTGATACTTCCGTTTTCTTAGCATAATCAGTTTTAACCTTATTAACTTCTTGCACATTTTGTTCCAAGGACGACGCAATTCCATTTAATCTTTCTGTGTATTTCTCTTCTATAGCACCCGAAGTTTCTTTGAAATACTTATCCCACTCATCTAGTTTTATAATTCCATTTTCTAAGGCAGTAAACTCGTTGGAACTTTCTATACTACTGTTAGAACGTATGGACCTTTTAACATCTACATCAAGTAAAAAAGTTGATAAAATATCCTCGTTTTCTTTTATTTCAATTTCTATTTGTAATATACCAGGATCAGATAAAGCACCACTTGTAAGTCTTAGTTCACATTCACCTTTTGTCGCATTGGTTACAGACATATCATTATATATTTCTTTTCCATCTGCCTTTTTTCCAAATACTCTTACAGTTTTATTGGACAAATCAAAAGGTACTCCATTATCTAGTATTCTAAATAATAAGTACCTTGCATTATCACTCTGTTTAACTTGTATATTATTATGTAGGCTTTTACTCAAGTCAGCCTTCACTTCTCTAAGATATTTCACCCCGATTCACTTCCTTTCTATAAAGTTTTATCAAAAATCAGTTTTCCTTCTACAACCTTATAATAATTATAGTTTTTTACAATAAACTCATCATAATCTACAATAATAAAATCTATAATTAACTCCATATCCTCTTTTTCATCTGCAAAATAATCCATAGATTGTTCTCCAGTACAAAAACATCTTACTTTTCCAGTTCTTTTTAAATAGAATACTGTTAGCTTTTCCTCCATATTAACCTCCTATAGCTATATACCCCCACTGTAGTTCCTTTTCGTTTTCAAATTGGTTAAGTTTAGCAGTCCAATATCCAGTTACTTCAAAAGTAGCATTAGCCTTATTTATATTCCCCCAACTTAAATGCACTCTTTTAAGGTACTCTTCAACTTCTCCTCCCTGAGTATCTACCATTTGACACACAACTTTAAAATCCTTATTCTTAAATTCATTTGGTAACTGTACTCGTACCTTTTTAGGAGCTAATCCACCACTAACACCAGTGCCAGCTGTAATTAAATTATGATATGGTCTACCATTTCTAAAAAATCCTTCCCCATTAACTTCTGTGTACCCATCAGTTTCATGTATCCATTTTGTAAATCCATTTTGTAGATCCATTAAAAGATTTTTACCACTTATCTGTTGCTTGTCCAAATCCCAAAAACATGAATCACTTCCGATAAAGCCACCACTTTTAATTTTAACTTTACCATTGTCTAAATCTATATTTGTATTTCCATTTAAACTTTTTAAAGCCCCTGTCATTATACAATCTGCTACAAAGCCCTTACCGGTTCCAAATGTTCTAAAATCCCATTCTTTTGTACCAGCTTTGAAAGAACTTGCTATCTCAAATCCCATTGTACCTATTGCTAAACATCCAAATGTAGGACTATCTTCTACTCTATCCTCAAATATCATCGCTCTCACTTCTTGTGGTTGAGCTACATCTCTTAAGGCTTTAAATTTAGTATCTAAAGCATTTATAACACCGCTTATCTTATCTCCTTTAATAGTACCATTACCATTTAAAATAGAATCAACTTTATTTTGAATATCAGCTTGTTTATTGAAAAAATCAGATTGAATACTTCCTAATTCAATGCTTATATATTCCCCTGTTACATGATCCTTTTGAAAGTCGATGACTCTAGCTTTTACATCTATATCCAAAGCTTTAACGTAACAAGTTACTGTATCACCCTCACCTACTTTAACAAGATCTATATAATTTTTATACGCTGTAGTATTGGCCAAGTTAATCATGTCTATCTTATAATTAACTTGTGGCTTATCTATCCCTTCCTCGTAAAGTTTATTACAACGCTTTATAAGTTCTGCTCTAGCTTCTTCTATAGTGTTAAATCCCTCTTCATCTGTTTCAGATTCTTTAACCTTAACATCATCGAACTTAACAACTCGCATTTTAGGATTAACATACTTCTCAATCAGTGGACTATCTATCCATGGAGTATCACCTTCTAACATTAATCCATCAAATCCCATAGGAATTATTCTTGTAGCAACTTCTTCGATATTTATATCCTCTTCTATTTCATTAAGATTATATCCAAACTCAATCCTTACCCCATTATCAGCTCCAATTTTATCATTAATATAAACATCAAAATTATCTAAGTAAATCTCTCCACCCCAGCGGTTTAAAAAAGAATTATCATCGTTGCCAAGAATAGCTTCAACTATATTTTTTCTAATGTAATAAGCAGTATTAAGAGTTGATATATTGCTATGTGCCTTAAACCCTGTACCTTTTAAAATCTCTTCTAAAGCTTGTTGCCCTGTTTTATTAGTTGGTCTTACATCAAGTAATATTGTATCTATTAAATCAAAGAAAATAGGTCTGGCATAAGCAGTTATATAATCTAAAGACTTTACAACATTAAAAATTCTGTAAAGCTTCCCTTCAGTTTTTATAACATTTTCATAATCTAAGTATTTCCATCTTTCAAGCTTATCAAATGGATGCTCTATTGTTAGAAGGTATTCTTTATTTTTGTAAATACAACTAGAAGGCTCTAAAGTCATCTCTCCGTTCATTTCATAATTTTTATTAGTTTTTAAATAAACTTCTATCATTATAAACATCTCCAATTAGGAGTTACATATATTTTAAAGTCTCCACTCCATTTAAAATTATTGTCACCTTCTACTAGATATAAATCTTCATAATTACCATCTAATGATACATTATTGATTATTCCATCCCTATACGTTAAGCCTAATTCTGTATTTATTATAACTTCTTGACCAACATTTATTTTTACAGCATTTTCATTTACTGCTAATGTTAAAAATCCTTCTCCGACAATTCTGTAAATAGGTCTACTCTCTAGATAATCATTATAAATATAATCCTCTATCTCTATTTCATATCCCCCATCAGATAAGTAAACATATGGATCACAAACAAAGGTTACTATAAACTTTCCTGTTCTTTTCAAAAGTCTTTCCGAACTAGATATAACAACTTTATTAACCCTATAGAATACTTCAATATCATCACTAAAGATTAGCTTATTATCCTTGAAATTCACTAGCCACTTCTTTATACTTCTAAAATCTAAATCCCAAGTAGTATTAGTTTTAAAGTTAAACTCAACAGATATCTCTATATCTCTATATCCTTTTTCTACATAAAGTGTCTTCCCCCCTCTAACTGGCTTTTCTTCAAAGTTCATAATGGGAGCTGGCTTAGATACTCTTTTAGGAATTTTTAAATTAAAATCTACATTTGTTTTTTCATTGAAAATAATATAATAATTATCCAAACGCCATTACTCCTTTCGTTTTACTATAATTTTTACTACTTCTATTTACAGTTTTTATAACCTCTTTTGTAATATCAGACTTAAGCTCTTTGCCACCAACATAAACATTAACTATAACTTCCCCATCTGCATTATTTAACTCTCCTAATAGTGCTTTGGCAGTTTTTAAAGCAGTATCTTTTATCATATTTTCACTTTGTAAATGGTTTTTAACTTTACTTCCTCTTGGAAGTTCAACAACTTCATATCCCTTTTCATTTATAGCTGTTAATCCACCTTGGAAATAGTTTGTTCCTAAAGCATAGGCTTGTTGAGTAAGCCCACCTTTTACCCTTTCGCTATATTGTACTGTAGCAAACTTAGTCTTAGGTTCCCATTTGTCCCAAGTTCCAAAAAGCCTTTGCCAAGTGCTTATAATTTCTCCACTAGAAACGTCTATATCTTTTTGTAATTCTTCATTCATTCGGAAAATCTTATCAACAGCTTCATCACGAGTAAGTTCAGCTTGTTCAACAACTCCATCACGTTGTCTTTTAGCATCTTCAATCATTTTGTCAGCTTGTTCCGCAGTTATTGCTCCAGCTTCATCTCTAAGTCTAGTTATAGCTGCAATTCTTTTTTCATATTCATCATTGGCTATATTTATAGCATTATCTCTGCTCTCGTTAAGTTTCTTAATATGTTCAGAAGCTTGTTCTGCAGTTATTCTACTATCATAATCTTTCATTCTTTGCAAAATAACCTGTGCTTCTATTTCATTTTGGCTTAATGCTTTTACTGCATTTTCTCTCATTTGATTTTGCAGTGAAGTAATCTGATTAACCTCATCCTGAGTTAAAGCTCTTTTTTGCTGACTAGCAACATTTAAAATTTGATTAATTTGATTTTCAAACTCTTGTGTTTGGGATTTCTTAGACTCATAAAACTCTCCAGTATTGGCCATTATATTAGCTTGTTCTTCTGCAGTTAAAGTACTTTGCTCGCTGAACATTGCTTGTAATTGTGCCATACTTTCATTTCTTTGTTTCTCATAGCCCTGTATAACTTGTGTTGCCATCTCTCCAAACTTAGTAGACATATCATTTTTTATCTGTTCAGATATTGTAGTTGAATTTATATAAAGATTTTGCATCTCATTCTTGGCCTTATCATCTAGTTCCACATATGCGCCTACCGCATCCTTTGTAGCTTTGCTTATTTGGGTTACTGTAGTAGTTACACCAGTGGCCATATAATTACCTGAAGCACTAACTGAATTTGCAGTATATTCTACTTTATCTGCGAATAAATCAACTTCTGGGATAACTTCTTTGCTTAAACCTTTATAAATAGCATATCCAGCTCCTGCTATTGCTGCTCCGGCTGCTACATATGGTGCTGCTGCTACAACTACTCCACCTAAAGAACTTGTAAGCCCAGCAATTCCACTAGCACTACCAGCAACTTTAGCTGCTGTTCCAACTGCCTCTGTTGCCACTTTAGTTGCTCCAAGTCCACTAGATACTTTCCCTGCAATTTTTAGTACTCCGCCAAAACCTTGAGCTAACTTTCCAACTCCTCCTATAACTGGCCCTAAAGTTGCACTTAATGCTGCAAATTTTATTATATTTTCTTTAGTTGCTGGACTTAAATTATTAAACTTCTCTATTAGATCCTTTATGATAACAAGTCCATCTTTTACTGTAGGTAATAACTCTACACCTATTTCTCTAGCCATCTCTACAATTTCATTCTTTAACATTTTAATTTGACTTTCAGTTGTAGCATACCTTTGACTTGCCTCATTAGTTAATGCTGTATTATCTTCCCATGCTTTTGTTCCCATATTAATAGAATCTTCTAACAGGTTTCCTGCATTAGCAGCTCTAAGCAAACTATCTCTAAGCCTTACTTCTTTTAATCCCATTTCTTCTAACATTTCTATAGCTGAAGTACCAGCACTTTCTGCATTTCCTAGACCTCTAATAAATGCTATTAAAGCTCCTGCTGCATCCTCTTTAAATGCTTGCTTAAATTGTTCCCCTGTCATTCCTGCGATTTTACCAAAATTGCTTAATTCCTTTGAACTTTTTATCACCGAATTAATTTCCGCTGTAGTCATCCCTAAAGAATCTGCTAATTCTTTAAAATCTTTACTTCTATTAGAAGCCAATAACTCTAATTCTCTTATTGACATCCCTGCTGCATCTGTTAATTCTTTAGCTTTTTCTGATCCTATTGTAGCCGCTGCCTGCATCTTAACCATTACTTTAGATATAGCACTACCTCCCATTTCTGCCTCTATACCAACAGATGAGAAAGCTCCTGCCAACCCTAAAGTTTGTGCCTCAGTTAATCCAATTTGCTTTCCAGCTCCAGCAAGCCTTAACCCCATAGCTACTATTTCACTTTCTGTTGTAGCCAAATTATTTCCTAAATGAACTACTACAGAACCAAGTTTATCAAACTCATCTTGTGGCATTTGTGTAATATTAGCTAATCTGGCCAATGATGTTGCAGCTTCTTCACTATTCATATTTGTACTGTCACCAAGCATAACCATTGCCTTTGAAAAACCTAAAATACTATCTGTTTTTATTCCTAATTGTCCAGCAGCCTCTGCCACTCCAGCAATTTCCACAGCACTCTGAGGCATTTCCTTAGACATTTCTCTAATGCCTTCACTCAACTCTGTAAATTGTTCTTCTGTTGCATCTACAGTTTTTCTTACACCTGCAAATGCACTCTCCCATTGAACTTGAGCATTTACAGCAGCAGTCCCCATTGCCACAACTGGTAGTGTTACAGTTTTGGTTAAAGTTCCACCAACTTTACTTGCCTTTTCTCCAAAGTTAGAAATTTTATCTCCTGCCTGCTTAAGACTTTCGCCAGTTTTTATCCACTTAGAATTTTGTCTTTCAAGTTCATTAGTAGTCTTTTTTAATTCAGCTTGAATACCTGCAAGATTAGCTTCTGTTTCATTTATTTTTCTTTTGTAGTTATTTACTGTATTTATGTTTTTATTAACTACTTCTTTTTGCTCGTCATAAGCATTTCTGCTTTCATTTAGCTTGATTTTATTTTCTTCTAATGCTTTAGAAGCCTCTTCAACTACTAGACTTTGTTGCTTGAACGCTTTAGATGCTTCTACCAAATGTCTTAAGTATACCTGTGCTTTAGGAGATGCCTCTCCATACTCTTCTGATACTTCTTTGTGTAACCTTTTCCACTCTTCAACACTTTTACTTGCTTCTTCTAGCTTTTTCTGTTCTTGGTTATATACTTTTATAGATTTATTAACTTGTTCATTTAGTTTACCTTTAGTATTCTTCAGCTCTTCAAGCTTTTTATTATTTTCCTGCGCTCTAACACTAACTTTCTCTATACTTTCTTTATAAAGATTAACTTTATTTCTCAAAGTTTCAGTTTGCCTAGTTAAAGCCGATTCCTTATACTTTAGATCATTAGTATTTTTACCAAATTGATTTAGCCTTTCTCCAGCAAGTTTTATTTCACTTTGAGTAAGCTTATACTGTGAATTTAATTCTTTAAGCTTTTTATTGTGTTCATTATCATCTATTGTAAAAATAGTACTAACTTTTCTTATAGCTTCACTCACTTCTTCCCCTCCTTTCTAGAAAAGGTCTGAAAGGCTTTCAACATATATTTTCTCTTCTTCATCCTGTGGATTTTCACCAAATAAAGAACTTATACACTCACCTAAAACCTCTCTCAAATTGTTTTTTAAATAATCACTGTTAAGCTCTTCTAGTATTAAAAGTTGTCTTAATGTAGAATTTAAGAATTGCTCTTCTGTCATTTTCAGCTTATAAACAGCTATAAAGTACCAATAGTCAAAGTTTATCTCTTTTATTTCTTTTTCTCGTTGGACGGATTGTAATTTTTTTTTACTTCTTCTTTAAATTCTGATGTATTAGTCAATTCCTGATTTAATAAATCTAAAGTAATATTACTTAATTGTTCTATAGATGAAATGTTTATAATCATATTGTTTTTAATTTCTTCTTCTGTAAATTCTTTATTAGCCATGCATCTTATAATCTGTGGCAACTTTTCCAAATCATTTTGGAAAACATACTCATAAACAAGTAAAAAAGCATTTCCATATTCCTTATGCATCTTTATTAGAGCGTTAAAATCAAGCTTTAATTCCACTTCTTGACCACAAATTATAACTTTATAAGTTTTTATCTCATTTACTAACATTTTTACTCCTCCCTAAGATAAAAGGCAGCTATTAAGCTGCCTGTTTTCCTCTATGCTATTGTTGTAAAATCTATAATTGTATCTGCCAATACTTGTCCATAAATATCTTTTACTCCATTAACCATTACTGCATATTTAGTTGTTCCAGTTAAATCTGATTTAGGATCTATAGTAATAACTTTTTTAGTTTCATTAATACTTATGTTAGAATCAACAACAGTAAAGTCATTCTTTAGTAAAGATACTGTAAATTGAGTAATTGCATTGTTAAAAGTTAAAGTAATAGTTTTATTCTTAGCTACGTCAGTAGCATTATCTTCTGGATCTCCAGTAACAGTAAGTTTTTCAACAGCTTCTGTACTAGGTAATAATACAGTTTTCCCCCAACTTTCTGCATGTGTTTTAGCATCAAATCCTTCATCAGTAGTTTTTACAGAGTGTTTCCACATCCCATTGTCTAAAGGCATAAAAATACCATTTAAAGACATTGTTTGATATTCTGTCTTACCTTCCTTGGTCTTAGCTTTATCCTCTGGAATAGCTAATTTACCCTTAAAAAGGGTTAAATATTCTTTAACTCCACCGCTTAATGTTTTTTCTACCATTAAAACTATATAAGGTGGCTGATCACTTGAACTTTCTATTATCCCTCCATTTTTAGCTATTTTCTTTCCAAATAAAGCTGCATAATCAGCAGTATCTATAGAAGCAAAGTCTAAAGTAACCTCAATTTCCCCTAAAGAATTTTCACTATCATACAGTCTATTCTCTGCATAAATAGTAGCTTGTTCCTCCTTTGCAGCAACAGAAATTTCTCTTAATCCTGGTAAATAGTGAACTGTACCATATTTAGGAGTAACTCCATCTTCTTTTAAAATAGCGTAATAAGCCTTTTCTACGCCAGTAGTAATCTTTTTACTCATCTCTATTCCTCACTTTCATAATTAAATCTTAAAACATAATGAAAGAGCTTGGACTTTTCTTCATAATTAGAACCTCCAAACTCTTTTAAGAAACCTTTTTCTTTCATTATTTTTTTTATAATTTTAACTATCTTTGTATAACTTCCTTTTGTGTACACATCTATTTGAATCGTATAAGTCGTTTCTAATTCTTCATTTTCAGCATACATTGAACCATTTTCATTAAGTATTTCATATTCAATATAAGGAGCTGCAGTATTATCTGGAGCTTTTAAAAGATATCGTTTAGGATTTCCATCTTTATCTACCCCTAATAATAAAATTAATTCTTCGTTACTTAATATTTCTTTTAATAACTCTTCAATCATTTAACTATCTCCTTAGCTATAATATTCACAGCTTGGTTTGCTACCTTATCTACAGCATTACTGAAAAATCCAATATGTTTTTTATTTGTAGATGAACCAAATTCATTTTCAATATCTTGTTGAGTGTTTCCTCTTACTTCAAAACCTAAGTTTCCATCAAACCTTTTTATTTTTAACTTCCAACTCTTTTTCATCTTACTAGTTCTTACTGGAGAATTATCGACTACAGCTTGCCTTACTATTTCTCCCCCTTCTTTTAATGCTCTTCTTTTCTTCTTATCAGAAATATTCATATCGTCAAGCATGTCAAAAACATCATCAAAGCCTTTAATTTCAATCCCCATTATTAATCACCTGTAATTTAGCTTTTATTTTTAATTCTTTATTTAGGTACTTAATATTATCTGGGGGTTCAATAATCTCATACCTATTCCCTTTAAAAAGAATAAAACAATCAGTATCAATATTTTTATAAAACCTAGTATGAAAAACAGTTATATTTTCTGATATATTTTGTTTGCTATTCCAATATTCTTTTCCATAAAGGTCATTAACATCAGCCCAAGCTTTTTGAAAAGTAACATATTCTTCTATCGGAAATCCTTCTTTATCATAAGTACTTTCTAACCTTTGAAATTCAATTCTGTGCTTTAATTGTCCTATGTTCATATAAGATCACCTTGAGTATATTTTAATTGAGTTATTATAGTATCTAATCCAAAAGCTATTTTACTTACATTTTTGCCTACTGTTTCAACTGACCTGTTCTCATACCAATGAGATACTAATATTCTTATAGCAAGTTTATATAATTCTTTTTCATAATCCTTAGCAATTCCAGCATTAGTTAGATACTCTTCAGCACCAATCTGCAATCCTTTAATTAATGTATCTTCCTCTTCCCCATCAATTCTAAGAAACAACTTTAATTCTTCTAATTCCATAATTCACCTCATAAAAAGAGAATGAGATTTTACTCCCACTCTCTATTGACTATTCATTAAGCCTTTTGCTTTCAAATCTGCAATTAAATTATTAAATGCTGTTACTACTGCTGCAACTTCTGCTCACCATCTAACGCATCTACTTTATTTAACTTATTAATTGTCGCATCTGCACCTTTTGGACCAGCTGGCCCTGGATCTCCTTTTTCACCTTTTGGTCCAGCTGCTCCTGCAGGTCCGGTTTCTCCTCTTTCTCCTTTTGGTCCTGTTGGCCCAGGAGTAAGTTCTATACTTGCAATACCTTCTTCTATATGATCTAATTTTGATTTTGTTATTGTTTCTCCATCAACCCATGTTTGCTTTTCGTATGCTGCCATCCTTCATTACTCCTTTCCTACTTTTGCCTTACCAACTTTGGCTTTTCCAACCCTAGCATTATCTAGGGGAATACTAGGGAGTCACAGCTACTTCAACTTCTGCTTTTACTATAGCCTCTGAATCAACTGCTTGAATATCTAATCTTTCTCTTACTTTTATACCTGTTTGGTCTTTTCCCCATAGGTCTCCAGCTTCTGTTGATATTTCTATTGTCATGTTCTCTCTATCAAATATAGTTATAGCTTCTTTTAAATCTCCACATATTATCGGATGCTTCCAAGCTGTTTCTTGTCCTGAAGAACCTACTCCCTTAGACTTTAGAACTTTATTAGATACAACAGTAACTGGATATTCACCAAATAGTAATTTCTTAGTTGCATTAGTTGGATCTGCTTGTAATACATACTTTCCATCAGAATCTTTTAATTTATCTAACCAATTAAAACCACTTTGATTAGTTACAACACCAGAAGAAACAGCAATAGCAGGATCTAACTTTTCATTAAAAATATCCTTTAATCCATCTAAATCTTTAATAGAAACCTCTTTACTAGTAGTTATTTCATCAATCTTTTTTACTATTAATGCATTTCTAGTTGCTTTACTCTTCTTTGCTATCCATCTTCTTAAATAACCCATTATATTTTCAGCAGTATCTTGTAATAACTCTCTAGTTACTTTTAAAATTCCACCTTTTTTCTTAACCTTATAAGATATTTTTTCAAATTGTGGAGTTGATACTTCTTGGAATTCTGCTTCCTCATCAACATTGTCAAAAGGAGTTTGATCTGCTGCTTTCTCTATAACTCTTGTCCCTGTTTCTGTAGATACAGTTTCAACATTAACTAAATTTTCTAATGCATCCTGACTTCTTCTTAGCTCCTTTATTGAAGTTTGGATATCTTGAGGCACTGTCAACCCTCCATCTGCTTCTGTTCCCTCTTTCATAGAGTTTTTTAATATTTTCATATCTTTTTCTGCTACTGGTTTCTTTGATAATCCTGCCTTAATAGCATTAACAAAAGCATTAACAACTTCTTTTCCCTTATTAACTGCTCCAGATATAACTGTTACATTTTCATTTTCAATATCATCTTTTATTTTCTCTTCTGCTTCATCTTCTAGATCATATAAAACATCAAATTTTGCTTGAAGGTCTATTAATTCTTTCTTTGCAGCCTTTGCCTCTTCAATCTTATTTTCCTTTGCTAAATTTTTGACTTCTTCCTTTTTAGCATTAATCTTGTTTAATAATTCTCTTAATTCTTGTGGCATTATTTATTTCCTCACTTTCATTTTTTAATTTAAAAATTTCAATAAAAAAAGACTTACATTCCATACAAATATAAATCTTCTAATATACTTTCTTTTTCATTTTCTAAGTTATCTTGTACTTTACTATGTGGTTTATCCTTTTTCTTTAAATCTTCAGGAGTATTTTTATATCTATTAAAATAGCTAGATACACACGCTACAGCCATAGCTGAATCTTCAACCTCAATATTAAAGTATTGTGCTGCCTTATCTCCTGTCATCCACGTCTCTTCTTGCATCATTGTCTTAATCTCATCTATGCTGACTCCCTCTTTTAAGTTTTCAGCATAAACATTAAGAATTGTTTCTCCACATGCATCTAAGTCATCAGCCATTTTTCTAAATTCCTTAGCATTATATCCTCCCCATATACCCATCCAAGGATCATGTATCATTGTTTGAGCGGTTTTCGGAATAATAACAGTATTTCCAGCCAACATTATTACAGAAGCAATACTTGCAGCTAAACCATCAACATGGACTATTTTGTTACACTTCTTTCTTTTAAGTTGGTTGTAAATAGCAAGACCTGCATAAACAGAACCTCCACCACTGTTTATATAAATATTTAAATCCTTACCTTCATCAATAGAATTTAAAACTTCTAAAACATCTTGTGGACACTTATCTTCATCACACCACTTTCCCCAGCTATCACTAACTATGTCACCATAAAAATATAGCTCTTGGCTATTGACTTCATTCTTAAAGTCCATGTGGCCAACCTTGTTAAGCTTCCCTTCCTTATTTCTTGAAAGAAATTCTAGTGTTTTACTCATTGTTTTCACCCCCTTTCCCATATTGTTTGCCTACTTTAGTTATAGGGATATAGTTACCATTCATAAATAGCTTATCTCCTCCTTCTGCTGATGGATATCCTAGTTCTTCTCTTCCTTCATCAGGCATTATTAAGCCATTATTAACTCCTTTAGCAAGAATCTCCATTTGAGTTTTACTATCTGTTCTTAATAGTACCTTCTCATTAAATTTAAAATGATAGCCTTCTTCCAGTTCCTCTTTATCTAGCAATTTATAATTGAGCTCTTCTTCATACTGTTTTAATATAAACAATACTGTATCTACATAAAAGCTAAGTTGCTGCATTTCTGAATTAGAATAAGAACTCTTTTCATAATCATTTAATTGATTAGGCTTTATTCCAAATGCTCCTGCTATTTGAAGGGCATTAAATTTTTTCAATTCAAAGAATTGACTATCTGTAAGCTTAATATCTAATGGTACTAGTTTCATACCTAAAGGAACAGGAATAATTTTACCTGAGTTTTTTGAACCGTTAGCAAACTCTTCAAACCCTTTTATAAGCCTTGTTTTTGCTTCTTCATTCAAATCTCCTGTATATTCAAGTACAGCTTTTGCAGTAAGGCCACTTTTATATAAATTATTCATGAAATTTTGACTTTCTAAGCCACCCTCTAATGTACTTTTAAGGACTTCTCTTACTGGAACTCCTAAAATACCATCAAAACTGTATGATGTTTTAAAGTGCAGAACCTCAGAACTATTAAATACATATTGTTTAGCTGAATATTTATCAGTGTATAAATACCACAATCGTCCTTTGGCCCCAAAAACACCTTCATCATCTATTAAAACTCGAACATCATTAGATGGCATAATCCAAAAATCTTGAATTTCATAACTTCCACCATACTTATTTCTTTTAAACTTTTTCCTTATCCAAACATAAGCATTTCCGTAATGATTTCTATTCTGCTCTATTGTTGCCCAAAAGATAGATGGTGTCATAAGTGCATTTGGCCTTGTCCTTAAAAGCTTGTGAACTTTATTAGACTTAACCCTTTGAACTCCCTTCTCTGTATCTTGACGAAATTTCAAAGGCATTTTTCCTAATGTTTCTGATAACATCTTTAAGCAAGTAAAATATGTAACCTCACTCACTAATTTCTTTGGAGTTGAACTTATTCCAAGCCATTCTAATAACTCTTGACTTTGCATATCTACAGATTTAGCTGGAGTAATGGCATTTTTTATTCCTTTTGCAATTCTACTAAATACATTCACTCTATCACCCCCTTTACCATCCCATCATACTTAAGTAATCTTCTGTAACTTCGTTTATATCTATTGTTGATTTATTTTCTATCATCACTTTATGAACATCTATTATCGCATCAACAGGATCTATCCTCTTAGTTCTGTAATTTTTATCTATCTTACATTCTCCAAATGAATTATGAGTTAATTTAGCATTAGCTATACTCCAAGTTAATAAAGCATTTTTTCTATTATACTTTATCGCTTTTCCATCTACAGATAATTGAAAATCTACTGTAGCACTATTTAAGTTTCTAGCACTTTGAATAATTTCTATGCAATCACAACCAAAAGATTCTAAATCGTTCAAAAATGCATCTGCATTATGTGGATCATATGCTATGAATCGATATTTCAAATCATATTCTTTCTGCAACTGTTTTAAATAATTTATTATATATTTATAATCTGTTTTTACTCCTCCAAGAGTTTCTGTTACCGTTATTAGTTCTTTTTTTACCCACATATCGTATGGCGCTTTATCTGTTTGTATATGCTCTAGTAGTCTATTTTTAGGAATAAAGCTATGACTCTCAATAAAATACTCATCATTTCCCAACTCAAATTCTAGAGCTGCTGATGTTAAATCTCCACCACTTGATAAATCAAGTCCTACTCCACACTCTTTCCCTCTCATATCTTCAAGAGTTAAATCACTAGCACATTCTTTCCACTTTTCTATATCTATATAATCGTCATCTGACATTTGAACCCACATATTAAGACTTTTAGTCATAAAGTTTCTAAGTTCTTCTCCTTGCATTTCCTTTGCTTTGATTGCATCTGCTCTTAAACTATTTAAAGTTTCCTCTGTCCATAGTGGATTAGCCTTAGGCCAATTATTTTCATCCCATATATCATCATTTTTATCTAACTGGCATATATAAATAAACTGTGTTTCATCTTGATGCACACCTTTCAGAACCTTAACACAATAATCGTATAATTCTTTACATGGTGAATTTATATCAAAACCTGCAGTTGTTATAACACTTACTAAACATTGCTTAAGTTTCTTTGTTCCATCTGTCAATAATTTGTACATTTGATTTGTTTTATGTTTATGATATTCATCAACTGAACCAAAATAAGGCCTAAATCCATCAATACTATCAGTATCGCGACCTAATGCCTTTATGGTTCCATTTGTTAAATTACATTCTATTTCTGATTTATAATCTTTTATAGTAAATAATCCTTTTCTTGTTTTAGTCCCACTCAACTCTTTATCTGCATTTATAAACTTATAACACTCTTTAACTACTATTCTAGCTTGAGCTTCTTTTGTTGCTGTTGCATATACTTGGGGATAATTGTAACCATCAAAATTACCATAATAAAGTGACGGAACTGCATTCCCAACCGATTTTCCATTTTGTCTTCCAACTTGCTCATATGATGTTCTGAATCTTCTATATCCAGTATCCTTATGTATCCATCCATTCCAAGAACCAAATACAAAACATTGAAAGTCCCATAGTTTCATTAATGCTGGCTCATCACCTTCAGCTAATGTAAGATTTTCCGAAAAATTCATTAAGTTATTAGCTTTCTCTTCACTCCATATATACGGAAATTCTTCTGTTCCCTGTCTTTCTAAATCTCTCAAATGTCTTTTACAAGCTAATATTTCAAGTTCCCCTGTTGCTCTGTTTATAGTTCCTTCTACTACGCTCTTAGCAAATAAGGTGGCCCTGTCCATTCTTAGCCTCCAAAATTAGACCACTTACTTTTTGGTGGATCATCATCTTTTGTTGACTTAGGAACATTCTTTATTTTTGCTAAAGGATTTAAGAATAGTCTATCTTCCATCTTAATAAGCATATCCATTTTCTTATTAATAGCAGTTTCTATGGAGAGTATTCCACTAACAGAAATTATATCTCTTAGCTGTTTTTTTATTTTATAGCCAAACCTTGCTTTTCCTTCTTCATCAAATTCTTCTAAGTAGTCCTCAAGCTCTAAAGAATCATAATGAATTTCTTTCACTCTCTGATATGCTTTTAATAATTCTTGATACTCACTAAATGTTTTACAATACCTTGCTAGTAATCCAACATCACCTGATGAAACAAAATCAAAATCTTTATAAATTTTCAATATTTCTTTCCACTTTTTATATGCTTCTGTATCATTTTTTACAAATCCAGGACAGATTAATTTTTTATTTCCTAACTTAATTTCATTTTCTTTTCTAGATTCTATTTCGGCCTTAGTCAAGTGTTTCTTGCCTTTAGCCACTAATAAATCTACTGGTTGAGCATTTCTACCCATGACCTTACCTCCTTCCAAACCTAAAAAAATATTATAAAGGGAGTTTTTGCGAGAAAACAGACCACTCGCACTCTTCGTCTGAAAGTTCAATACTTTTCGTATCCCCCCTACCTCTTCATGCTTTTATGCCTCTTTTGGTGGCAACTCTCACATAAACAAATAAGGTTATCTATATCTAACCTTTTACTCCAATCTTCTTTGATTGGTACTATGTGGTGTACTGTGTTATATGGAGTTATTACATCTTTATCTAAACAATCTCTACATAGTGCATGATCTCTTACTATTGCTAGTTGTCTTCCTTTAATCCATTCCTTACTTTTATAAAACTTATTGTACTTGCTATCTCTATCATAGGTGGTTTGCTTATAATATCTTATATTTTCTTTGCGTTCCTTTTCTGCCTTAGCTTCACATTCAGGGCACCTCTTCATGCTATAAGGTATTACTTTTCCACACCTACATATCTTCTTTAACATTGATTTCCTGTATCGAGAATCTATTAATTATTTCTCTTTTCATTTCCTTAATGGTTAATAGTCTATTACCCTTTATAAATAGATTGGCACTTATATCTTTATATTCAAAGCTAACTTTTGTTCCTGCTAAAATATGTTCTACTATTCCAACATCACAACTTATTGAATTTGCCTCAAGTTGTACATCAGTTATTCTTATATCCTCTTCTTTAATACCGCAGACATCATTTATTAATTCCATATCTTTAGATAATAGTAATACTTTTTCATTACATTCTTCTTCTAACTTCTCTTTAATCTTTCTATACTCATCTGATGATGCATTAACCTTTAACCTAAATATCTTCATTTTTACCTCCTAATCTAAGCACTGTCTTACTCTCCTAATCTTTCATTGAAAGTTTGAACCGAAAATAAATCATAGCTTCCTATATCTTTTCTATATATAGCTATAATAAAGTTGTATCCTTTGGAAACTCTCTTCCACCTATCATCAATTGTTTTTTTGTTAACTGCGCCTGTACTCATTGAATACTTTACAAACTCACTCTTGCCCCATATTTCATACCCACACATATAACTTATCTCTATATCTGGTGGCCTTATAATGCCTTCATCAAACATATTTCTCTTTGGCTTTTCTTTGCACCTAATAAATACCATATAACATCCTCCTTAAAGACAATAAAAAAGAACCTTATCACTAAAGTTCTTTTTATACAAAACACTAATTATAAAACTGTCTAATTAATAATTAGTTATTATTAACTCTTTATACCTTCCTCTAGCCTCTTCTTTTCTAGATATAGAATAATTCACTTCCACTTCTTTAATATTAAATCCTTCATACCATTCTCTTACCTTAGGATGGTCATTAATTGTTAATAAGAATTTACCTTTCATTCCTTTAAGCTTATCTCTTAATAATAGATGTTCTTTTTCTCCAAACTCATTTCCGTATCCTGCTGTTTCAAAATATGGAGGATCACAAAAGAAAAAACTATGTTCTCTATCATATTTATCTATTATTTTTTCAAAACTTAAATTTTCAACATATGTATTTCTTAATCTTTCTTTTAGATCATCTAATACATCTTTATAAAATATTTGTGGTTTTGGTCTACTTGTAGTTCCATATCCAAAATCCTTACCTTTTCCAGCAAAGCTTTGACTAATTAAATATAAGAACCTTACTGCTCTATGAATCTCTGTTAAATATTCTAATGTACAATGTTTATATTCTTCAAATACATCTCTACCACTAAATTCATATTCTAGCTGCCTTTCTATTTCAGGAGCATGATACTTGATCATCTTAAATAAATTGATAAGTTCCTTATCAATATCATTAATTACTTCAACTTTTGAAGGTTCTTTTCCAAAGTAAACCCATCCTGCTCCAAAGAATAATTCTATATAACAACTATGCTCTGGTATCATTTCTATAATTGTTTTTCTTAACTTACTCTTACCGCCCATTCTACTTATTGGTGGTTTTAACATAATAAATTCACTCCTTATATTTGATTTTGGGTTAAACACACACCTAACTCGTAACCAAATATAAAAAAGAGCACCTAAGAATTAACTTAAGTACTCTTGATTTATTTCCATGATACTATTATATACCCTTGATTTTAATCAAAACTATCAAGTTAGCATCAAAAAAATTCATTTTTGCTTCATACTAACATTATAAAAGGTAACAAAAAAAATCAGATATCTTTGTTACTCTCAAATCCAAGTTATACCAATGGTTAGAGGTTATTTTTTTATCAGCGTAACAGCGTAACAAAGTTAAAATCTACACATATATATATACATATATGATATACGTATGTGTATTTACTATTATATATATATATAATATTATATTATTACTATATTATTATATATATAAGGGCACGCCAACTGTCATGGCTATGCGATTTTCAAGCGTAACAAAAATTTTTCTGCTTTTGTTACCAAAACGCAATATTATTTAAGAATGGCTTAACCACGCCGTTTTTTAATTATATAATAGTAACAAAATTAGTAATCATAGTAACAAAATATTTGTATAGTAATATAATTAAAGCCAGCAGAGAACTCTCCACTGGCTTTTCTTTACGTACTTATCAACTCTGAAAGTTTTTCTATAAGTTGATTTCTATCTTTTTGACACTGTCCATCTGATTTATTTAACTGTTGACTTATACTTATCCATGATGGTCTTGGCTTAGTAAAATATCTTAATTCTATAACCTGCTTTTGATATTCATCCAGAGTCGTAAGAAAGTTATCTATTATTCCAGCTATCATATTTCTTTTATTCTTTTCTAGTTCTAACTTTTCTATTTCAGGAGTTATGATCTTATTTCTTCTTATAACCTCATTCTCTACATCTGAGTTGAACTTATTGGTTGGTCCTGTCTTTTCCTCATATCCTATAGCCCTTAAAGAAATATCATTCTTTAATGCCTTTATCTTTATATCTGCAATATTGTTAAGAGCTTCTAAATTTTTATGATTATATAAGTAATATTCAGTTTCCTTAAAGGCTTTATCATTCACTATATCACCTCATTTGGCTTATTTTATCCTCTAATGATTTCTTTTCAGCTTCAAGAATGGCCTTAGTTTTCCAGTCCTTCTTGTTGATAGCTTTTCTAATATCTTTATTAATTTGATTTATCCTATCTCCGTAAACTTCCTTAAAATTAATACTCACTTTCCTGCTACCTCCCTTTCCGTTATTACATTTTAAATAGCTACTCGTCGCACCTCGTAGTGTTGCGCCGCCTTTTCTACAATTCAATCTTTCTTCTCACCAATTTTTGAAATTAGATCTGCTATTACTACACCTGTTTTGGTGAGCTCTACATTATTCTTTATCAACTTATTCTTATTCATTATTAATAGCTGCTTTCTAGATACAAGTATTAAGTTATTAATACTCAAATTACTTTTATCACCATCTCCAAAGACTAAGGCATATCCTTTAGGAATTTTACCATTTTCTCTTTCCCAAATAATTATGTGCTTTAACCTCCACTTGTTTGGATCAGATACCTTTACTTCTATATATCCATCTTTAGTTAGTCTTTCACTTCCTACAGGTTTGTAATTATAAGGTCTATTTCCTTTTTTAAACGAAGTCTTGTTTGGTCCTATAAGTCCTTTTTTACCTTTATTTGCAGGTACATTACCCTTCTTAAATTGACCATTAAACCCTGTGTTAAGCTTATACCTGTTTATTGCATTTTTTATCTGATTTATAGTAAACTCGTGCCTAAACTTTTCTGTCATTAAAATGGCTATCTCATTATAATGATGTCCTGGTGTTATTTCTGCTAGATACTCCTTTTCTTCATTACTCCATAAATAAGCCATTATTAATCTCCTAATAATTCAGGCATATTAACTTGACTTCTTCCCAAAACATCGGCTTGAAACTTCTTAGCACCTAATATTGTATTTGCATTATCAATTATTCTTGCTGCAACATCTGCTATAGATTTTGCCCTCATTAGTTCTTCCTTTAATTTTTCACCTTTTAGCTCTTCATCATTAAGCCTTTCTAATTGTTCAAATAAATGGTTATTTAAATCCCCTAATGTATTTTTCATTTTTCTTCTTCCTTTCTATATAGCTTGTACTTTCTTAGAATTGCGAACAAAAAATACCGCATATTCTTTTTTGAATAATACGGTATTTTTAGCAATTTAATATTTAACTTTTAAACTTATTTTTTAATTTCTTCGCATTCTAATTTTATAAAAATATTCACTTCATTTTTCTCAATCAGCCTATCTAATTCTTCTTTTGATAGCAATCCTAGACTTTCCGTGGTCAATATGTCACCATTAATAGCATGAAACAAATATACTTCATCCCCTATATTTATTTTTATAGGATCTTCACTAAAATAATAATTTGATAATCTAAATATATCTTCTTCTGTCTCTAATTCACTATATGCCCCACCAGACGTTACTCTTATTTTATTTTCTTGTATATTTATTGATATATTAGTATTT